CATTGTCATCTTCAATCTTTTCACTAACATTTCCATTAGTGGATTTGGCAAATCAAATTTGTATTCTGGTATTTGAACTTTCAACATTGGATGATTTTCATCATACAACGGCAAAGGTTCTACTCTGGCTTGTTGTGTTGGCGTTCCAATTGCCGCACCAGTATCAATTATTAATGTTTCACTCATTTCATTATCCTTGAAAAGTTTTTCTCTTTCACAAATCGAATAACATTTGCAAATTTATCTTGCAGTATATCGCCTTTGTGTGAAATTACAAATAGGTTTACACCTTCTAACATATGTAGGATTTTCATCAGTTCTTCTGTGCCATTGGCATCTAGTGAAGAATCAAATGTTTCATCCAAAATTAATAAGTTTGTGTTTGATGAATTCTTTAACTTGGCAACAGCACGCCAAGTCAACATCAATGCCATATCAATTCGTTGTTTCTCACCTTCAGAAAAGTTATTGTATGTAAACTCATCACGGTGACGAGACTTGATTGTTTCTTTAAATGATTCGTCTAGGTTAAAGTTTACAAAGAAATCTAATGATGCCAAATATTTGTTCACCAACTTATTGATAACAGGCAAATACTGTTTAACAATCTTTGTTTTGATACCTGTATCTTTCAGTAGATTACCTGCAACTTCATAATAAGTTCTTTCATCGATAAACACTCTTAAATCGTTCTTTAAGTTGGTTAAGCACTCTTTTATGTCACTTAATTCTTTTTCTTCTTTATCAGATACCGTTTTAGAGTTTTTCAATTCTTCTGCCAACTTTTGCAAACGAGCAATCATCTTGTTTGTTTCGGTGATTGTTGTGTTATATGTGGCAATTTCAACTTGTTTTCGTTGCAGTTCTTTTTGTTTTTCTGCAATGTCATTTAATTTTTCTTGCTCTGCATTTAATTTTTGTTCAAGTTGTGTGAGTCCATGTTCACATTCTGTAACTTTGGTAGAGAGATTGGTAAGTTCTTCTTCTTTAAACTCCATGGCAATGGTTTGCCTACATGTTGGACAATTATCATGCGATTGAAAGAAACCGATATCCTTACGAAATTTGGATAAGTTGCTTTCAATTTGCGATTCAAGTTTTGTAATCGTCTTGACCTTAGCCTCTGTTTCAATTTTAACTGCCACAGAGTTCTGCAATGTTTCGACCTCTGTTGTAAGGATGGTAACATTTGCCAATAATGAGGATACGGTATCGCTATTACATTGAATCTCTGTCTCATACTCTTTCACCTTATCTTCATTGTTTTGCTTCAACTCATCGATATGTTTTTTTTGCATATCGTGTTTCTGTGTTGCCAAATCTATTTCATGTTTCTTGTTTGCAACCAAATCTTTGTTGTTACTCAATCGGTCTTTTACCAATGAGTTCATGGTAGAAAAGATTTGAATGTCAAGTAAGTCCTCAATAATTTCTCTGCGGTCTGCCGATTTCAATTGCATGAAAGGAGTAAATGATGCAGAACCTAAAATTACAATCTGTGTAAATGATTTGTAATTTAGTTTGAGAATAAACTTCTCTAGGTATTCTTGGTAGTCTCTTACAGCGGCATCTTGATTGACAAGTTCACCATTGCAATAAATTTCAAATACATTTGGTTTGATACCACGAATGATTTTATATGCTTTATTGCCAGTATCAAATTCAACCTCAACGACACAATCTTTATTGTTAATCGAATTTAACAATTGAGGTTTGTTGATATCACGGAATGGTTTGCCAAATAGAGCAAAGCACAACGCATCGAGCATCGTGCTTTTTCCTGAACCGTTTTCACCTACAACTAATGTGTTAGTGTTACCCGACAGATTGATTTCTGTAAAGTAATTTCCGGTGCTTAGTAAATTTTTCCAACGAACATAACGAAATAGTATCATTCAGCCACTTCTGTATTCAATGCTTCAACATAAAGTTCACGCATTAATGTTTTAAGTTTTTCGGGTTCAACATCAAGTGTTAAATTATCAATATACTTAGAAAGTATAGTTATTGTATCTTCAGCTTGGTCAATAATGTCTTGGTCTAAATCAACATTCACATCTGTAAAATCTTCTACAATTGACAAATCAGAAACACCTGCTTTATAAAGACTGTCTATTACATGGTCGAACAAGAACGGATTTTGTTTATTCAATACAACAACTTTAACATAACACTCTTTGAGTTTTGAAAAATCATATTCTTTCCAATCTTCAAAAGTTGTTTTACCATCATCATATGTAATTTTGTGGAACATTGAAAAAGAGTTTTTCACAAAATTCATTTCACGGGTTTCAGTATCAAAGATATGAAAACCTTTTGGGTCGTTCCAATCTGCCCATGTCATTTCATAAGGAGTGCCAATATAGGTAATATTACCATCTGTTGATTTGTGATGAAAGTGTCCTGTTAACACTACATCATACTTGGATAATGATTGTTTGTCAATACCACTTTCACAAACATTGCCTCTATCCATTTCAAAACCGGCAATCTCAAAGTGTCCAAAACAAATTTGTGCCTTTGATTCTTTCATTCGGTTGAATATATCATCTACATTGTCATCACAAATCCAAGGCACAACATCGATTGATACACCATCAAAATCTACGGTATCAAATTCTTCATAGATTTCAATATTACTATATTCATTTAATAATAGAGATGGTGAGTTTACTTCAAGTGTATTCTTATAGGCAACATCGTGATTACCTATCAATGTATGTAATTTGATACCTAGTCTTTCGCATTTTTCAAAAAAATATTTGCGAGATAGGTAGAGAGAATTGAAATTGATAAACTTTCGGCGGTCGAACAAGTCGCCCATCTGAAAGACTACCCTAATATCATTTTCAATTAGGTATGGAAAAAATACTTCATCATAAAATTTCTGGAAGTATTTGTGAAAATCTAAAGAATCACCTCGAGCACCGAAGTGAGTGTCACCCAAAATGCATAATTTCATATTAATTGGCTTTTGAAACCTTCTATTTCATCCTTGAGTTTAAGTTTCTTCTTTTTGAGAAAGGTAACTAAGGCATCGTTACCATAATGTTTTTCTTCTTCTTTAATATCTTTATCTAAACCATCATGCATTTCTTGAAGATGTTTTATATGATGCTCAATTTTTAATCTATCCATTATATCGCCTTTTTGAGAGGTTGTCAATAGTTATTCAGGTAATTCTTCTTCCATAAATTTTTCTAGGCCTTTGGTCTTGCCTTCTTTTTTCTTTCGTTTATTTTCTTCAAAGTTAAAAATGAACTCGGAAATATTATCATACAATTCAAACTGCCTCATATTTCCATTTTCATCTTCGAACATTTCATGTTCATCAAGAATACCAAACTGTTCTGTTGCCTTGTATTTGACATAGAGTTGTTTTTTCTCTTTCATAATACGGCGTAAAAAGGCATAGTAAATAATCTGCGTGAAATAGGCAAATGGGTTCTTTGATTTGTCAGGATCAAAATTACGGAAATACATGAGGCAATTTTCAATGCCATCTGAAATCATTTCATCTCGGAAAGAATATGATATGAAGTTGGGTTTGCGTGATAGATGGTCAGCAATTTTATAGAAACACTCTCCAATGTAGTTTGGAATTTGAGGATCTTCTTTGCCATCTTTTTTAGCAATCGCACATTTGTCACGATAGTCAATTAACGCCTGCAAAAAATCTGCATTGTTTACATAGTGTTTAGTTGTTTTAGCCATAATATTTACCTGTTTAACTGTTGACAAAGAGCTTGACAAAGTGTATCATCTCGGTGTCCCTTTTGAAAATTAATGTAACTTGTGCTTCTTTTTTTCCTTAAGCACTTCAAATAATTCTTCTTCATCTATTTCTTCCTCATCATACTCATCATCTTCTTCTTCATTCGAGAAGTCTCTTTTTTCTTCCATTCTTTGTTGTGCCTCAATTACAACTGTACCATAATAGTCAACTAAATCTTCTTTAGGTTCAATAATTGTAAGTATGTCTGAAGAATAAACAATCGCACTATTCTCTTTAATGATTTCAATTGGCAACCAAGGCATCATCATCATTACAGTTTGACCTGTAGGTATTCTTTTAAAGATAATATGCATTGGGTTATCTAAAAAGATGGTATCGTTTTCTTCATCTTCAATGATATCTGCCATAATATCTTCACCACTTTGCAGTCTTACTATTTTTATATTGTTATTAGGAGTTAGTTCCATTTTTTATTTCTATGTTGTAAAACTTGTAATTAAATTTTTCTTCATCGTATATTTTAACACGCTCGATGAAATGTTTCAATGTGTAATTGGCAAATTTGCCTACACGGAAGTCATCAACAATATCAAATAGTGTTGCCTCTGTTTTATTTTCACCTATACGAAGTCCTCGACCTATCGACTGAAGATTACGGATGCGGGATTTGGATGGACTGGCAAATATGATATTGTGAAGGT